TTATTTTGTGAAACTTATTTTATTTTACAACAATCCATTCAAGATTGTCAGGCATAATGCTGACCTCTCTGGAATATTGTACCCAACTGAAGTGGCGAAATAGGACACAAGAAGCCTGATGTTTTTCACATTATTACAATGGCAAATGTAATGATACACATCCTTTGATTTGAGGAAAGCATTTGGGTAATCTTTCTGTTGTTTATGGCGCAACTGGGCAAGATGAAACCTGATAACAGGAGGAAACTGTTTATCAAGGTCAATATTCATCTTGAACCGATTGGTCTTTGTGTTGTATGTTGTAGTTGCAACATACAGATTGTACAATACATCTTTCAAAGTTGAAATCATTGTATGAACAAGGTATGTAGCATCTATGAACCTACCTTTATTATCAATGGGTAACACAAGATTAGGCGCATATGTCTTAATGTAATCATTAATCTGATAATCTTTGCTATTCTTCATATATACCATCAGAATATTGTGCCATACATTGGGTTGACAAGGATCAGTCTCCTCCTTAAAATCAACGTGTGGTGGAGAAATCTTGAACAATCTACTACCGCCGTTGAGCATAATGCTTTTGACAATGAAACCATAACTGAATGGTGTAGTATTATGAGCTTCGGCTTCTTGCAAGGTATTGAAGTATGTTGGATACATTACCCCAATATTTGTCAAAGGCGTGTTGCTGATATCTGCTTCTACAAGAGTAAATCTGTTTTTTGAATTAATATGAAACATGACCTTGTAGCCACTACCAAGTGCATTTGTATAGTCAATCATATGCACATTCTCATGGTGAAGAAGGACAAATTCATATGCTAAACTTGGGTCTAAGTTGACAGTGAAGAGATGTCGCAATTTGTCAGAAATAGTAGTCTTATCGCATTCTTGCAACTCATTCTCTGTAAAATGAGAATTGAAATAATGCATGAGGACATCATCAAGCATATCTCCATGTCTTTTTGTAGGGTGTGCAAATCTTGAAATATTGACATCAGGACAACTGGAAGTACCAAAGTACCATTTATTATTATAATTATATACAGTCAACATTGTACCATCATAAGCAGCCTGATACTTGTCAGTTGGTTGTTGTATATAATCATCTATAGATATTCTATCTGGAATGTTATTAGCATATGAAACAACCACATTGTTATTCAGAGAAAGCGTGAAGTCCAATATAATGCTTCTACATTGGTCATACAACTCTTTAAAATGAGCTACGTCTTCACGCTTGTAGGTATTATGCAATAGTACAATGTTTTCACTGTCTTTAAATTTCTTTACCTGCATAGCAGGCCAAAGATGATATTTTTTCAAGATTTTAATCAGAATATCAGAATATGTTTCAGTCTGTTGTTGAGCATTGTATTCCTGAAACACTAAATGGATAAGTTCATGAACAGAGGAAGGAGGGGTAAGTGTATTGCAAACAGTAGTCATAGTTAAGGTTTTCAAAGAACAATGAGATATCAAGATACTTCTGTGTATAAGTATATCTTATTATCTTATATCATTTTTTTCATTTTTTTCAAATAGGATGTTGAAAATGTTTTAGCTACTGTATATCATGTAATTGGAAAAAATTATATTATTGATACAATTATTTATGTAATACTTATCGCGATACAGATAAACATATCCTTTATCCTCTTTAACAATAAATGTTTTACCAAGAATATAATTGTTGATATCATCTAATGCAAACTTATAAGCCAATTTATTCATCTGATGTGGTATTACAATATCAAATATTTTTACCTTTTTGAATGTAAAAAAATTACGCTGAATTCTAATATCTGTCAGATTGTATACCTTGTGAACACTTGCAGTATAATTGCTTCCAGATTTGCATAAAAAAAGCATTTTACACATAAAAATGGAGTATATAAAGAATATATACACCTATATAACATATGGACAAAAAAAGGAAGGGAAATGAAATTACACAAGATAATGATAAAAGTTTTATTAAGGATGGTATGACAACAGCTGAAATAAGGAATACTGTAAAACATATCCGTTCATATATTGAAAAAGGCGGCAATGCATCATTAGAAGATAGAATAAAGCAATTGCAATCTGAACATGCATTTTTTGAAGAAAGATATCCTATGTTATTTGAAATGTGCACGCGTCAGGATTTTAATTATGATCATCTCAATTATTTTTTGAAGATGCGAGAAGAGATTATCAATGACAAAGTATCATCAGAAGAAGCTTCCAAAAAAGTTGGACAAGATTGGTTTAATCAATATGTAGATGTTTCTAAACTACCTAAGAAAGACCAAAAATAAATATGTATTTAAATAATAAAAGATGCCATTTAGTTATTTAGACCCATCTGAAAATGTAGGCATACCTCCTCCCATGCCTCATGCAGGATTATATGCACCTGATGCAGCATATACTCAAACACAATGGAGCAAAGATTACAGAGGACCTCGTATAGAACCAGATGCAGTTGCATATGCATCACATTTTTATGCACCAAATCATATTCCTACTTATACAAGACCTGGTAACAATTCTATTTTGAATAACCCATTCAAATTTAGTGATACCAAATACAATAGCATGTGTTATGCTCCATAAGCCATGATGTCTTCATATAGAACTTTTTTTTTGACAGCATTTTTGTTATCTTTGATGATGTTGCAGATATAGAAATATGCATCATTTACTTGCTCAAATGTTATACCACCTGTTATGAGTATACTTCCGCTTTCAAAGATAGCCACAGTAACTTTTTTACAATTTCCTTCTCCGTGTCCAGGATTCTTCCCAAAGCAATTTCCAGTGCATGTGCATAATCCATTTTTCGTAGCATGTGCAGAATTCCAGAAATATTCAAGTTTCACACCTTGATAAATACCTGGTTGAAAACTACTCTTGTTATTATATTTTTGACTTATAAGAATGTTGTGCAATTCCTTACGCCTAATACTGAATCTTTCAGTAAATTCTTCATTTTGATATATTTTAAAATCAGTGTTTATCATTCTGATTTTAAAGTTTCTGTATTGTAACCTTTCAATAGGATTGGTATTATTTTCATTGTTTAAAATAATTTTTTTATCTATATCATTGTAAATTCTGATAATATTTTTTATCACGTCCTGTACAATTTGTTCAGGATGCTTGATGTCTTTAATTCCCGTCAGCTGAATATTTCCATTCTTAAATATTTTAATATTTGGCATATATTCAGCATTATATCTATAAATACTTGTTATTTGATTATCAAATCTGCTCTTTTTATTTTCAGATTTTGATTTCCTTTTTTTCTTAGGATACAGACCTCTGAAGTGCTCTTCATTCTCTTTGAGATGTTGTATCCATATAAAATTAGCATTTGTACTTTCTTTGATTTCTATGTTTTGAAATAGTATATGTAAATCAAGATTAATATCATTTCCTATGTCTGCATTACACGTTATTGTTGATACCCTGTAAGGGGTAAAGTAGATGTTTTCTTGTTGCTGCATCAAAGATACTTAAGGATACGTAGATATAAAGACATCATATCTTTATATCAGTTTTTCATTTTTAAGCATGAAAAAAACATTATCTATCTGTCAGCATTCTCAGAAATACGTTTGATGTAGGAAGTATTAACTACTTCATAACCAGATGATATAGCTATCATTGGAGGTAAATTTAAAACATGTGTAGTTTCACTATTTTTATGTAGTTTACGGAATTCTTCTATAGTTAAATCTCCATTAAACATTTTCAATAGATATCGTGATGGTGCAGGGCGAATAAAATTGTTGTATCCATAACGCTTCCCAAGCATTTGTATCATACTATTGACCTCCCATAGTTTATCACTTCCAGTATGTATAGAGAAGTTATAAGCATTTGCACACTGTAGTGAACAAAATGTTCCATACAAAACATAAGAGTCATTGATACTATCATAGTTTATAGGCATACCATAAACTTTGTAATCAATGTTATGACAACACCAAAAGCAACACTGATTTTTGTGATTGACTGAAGACTCTCTTTCAAAAATGACTTCATTATCCTGTTGCAATGTATTATTGAATTGTTCATCAAGATAGCAACAATTGTGCTCATATGGTAAAAGGTCGTATGCCTTATTATTACATGTTTTTCCTGTATTTACTATCTTCTCAATTTGGGTTTGGGATAATGGGAGCTGTAATACAATGTGTTCATCTTTATTCATATTTTTGACCATAGTATTAAGCAAATTCTTTTTTACATTCTTTTCATTGTTTAAATCAGGGCTCTTTTGCTTTCTAGGCATAATGTTGTCTTTATATCATATATTGTCTTATATACTTATATCTGTTTGCAGTCAAAAAAGTACATATACATAAAATTATAATAACAAAAATAAAAATTGAAAATAGTGGTGAGAAAGCTATGTATATGTACTTTTCCTGGTACTACAACCACAAAATCTTAGAAATTATTTAATCATCATTATCATTATAGTCATCTTCATCATTGTCACCATTGTCAATATCATCATCTTCAATATCATTATCATTATCATTATCGCCATCTGTTTGAGGTTTATCAGGATTGATAAATGGTTTGTCATCATCATTTTCATATTTCAGTCCAATCTTTTTCAGAGAGTTCATCAGATCTCTTTCTTCCATCGTTTTTGTATTCATAACATTTAATATTTTGACTTTATTTTGCTCTCTAATTGTATTAATAAACTTGACATTATCTTCCATAGTAGGCATGTTAATCATATGTAGATACTTTATCATAGTGCTATACACTTGCTTTGATATTTGAGTGATAAATCCATTTGAAACATTTATGGATGGATACAGTATATTGTTTTTGGCATTATCTGGATTGCATGGTAAACATAATGCTCTTGCAGTAATATATTTCTTAATACGATAAATATCCGCCTTATTGTTTTCATTGATACATGTTATGAGCTTATCAAGTTCCTTCAGAGTATCTTGAATACATGTTATAGCAGTTTGTAGTAACATCCTATCATTTTCAGATTCAGTCGGAAATGTGTTGAAGATTTTACATAGAGTATTCAGTATATTTCTGTCATGTACATTCTTTTCATTCATGAATAGGTCCTGTAATTCTTGGAATTTGTTTCCAGCTGTTTTGCATAAACATTGTATAAAAACTTCAGAATAAAGTTGAGCATTTTTGGTATTTTTTTGTATACGGAATTCATCAATGAGTTTATTTGGTAATAATGATGATTTATCTCGCATACTCTCCAACCAATCTTCAACTGTCATAGAATCTTGAGGAGAATTATCTAACATTGTAGGAAATACAAATGTATTAGATGTATCTGAATCAGAATCAGAATCAGAATCTGAATCAGACTGGTGTTGTTTTTCATCTGTCATAGGAACATACATTGCATATCTTGGTTTGTTTGTCTCTCTATTAGATGCATATTTCTTTTTGGCTGCTATAAGTCCTTTGCGATTCATAGGATCTATATCACTGTCTACTAAAAATTGTTTTCCAATCTTTTGCATACAACATCCTAAAAGAAACTTATGGATTTTCTTGTATTTATAACTTGGCATGTATAGTAATGCATCTACATAATCAGACAACAACCTATTCTTCTTGCGTTCTTTAATTGTGTCCAAAAGATTGGTGTAAGTTTCTGCACCTTTGTCCCTTTTTTTGTTGACAGATTTTGCATTCTCTCTCAGTCTTGATATAGTATCTGAGAAACTGTCTTCAATATGTTTCATAGAATTCTTTAATATAGCATGAGGTACTCCCATTTCATTGTTATCTATCATAATATCTTCCAAAATTGCAGCAAGATATGCCAATACTCCACGTTCTTGTTTAGTATCTTTGATAGGTAAATCATCTATACTCCATTTATCTATATAAGTTGGTGAACACAAGTTCATATCAAATATCAGAGTATCATTTATGATATCTTCTTGTACAACTAATGACCACCATGCTAAACACATATACAGCATATCATATAGATATGTTATGAATTCTTTATTGCATTGTTGTATGTATAATGCTATGTCATCTTGAGGCGCTTGTGATAATGCTGTATTAGGTGTTATCTTGATAACATCTTTAATGTATGCATCTGACATCTTCATATCTGCTTTGATAAGAATCTCACGCATCATATCATATTTTGTAGGAACTCCTGCAAATTTGGTATATAGAGCTTTGCATAACAAATCATAATCTATATTTAATACAGCAATATCCTGTACATTGTCAATAATTGGTAAACAAATTTTAAGCATTTCAATGAATCCATGAGCATCTTTATATTCAATTGATAACCAATATTTATCAAGAGACTTTTGTGCAATTCTATGAACATTTACACTCATATCTGGCATAATATCATCATTACCCTCTTCATTCATACCTTCAAATTTAGAATCATTTTTATAGACGTCTGGGATACCTTCATAACCACTGAAATCATTTCCTGCTTTTATTTCCTTTATATCTTCATATAGCTCAATGAAATGAAATTCAAATATATCTTTGAGTGTCCCTTTTAATAGTTTGAAACGTTCTGTGAGGTCTTGGAGCATATTAGTGATATTTTCCACATCATTTTTAGAGATACCCTTTAATGTATTAATAACATGATCAATAACCAAAACATTTCTATTTGCTTCCAGATTTTGAATGACTTCTTCAACAGATATGTCATTATTTATGACAGCATTCACCATATCATTGATGTTATTATAGAGCAATGGAGCAGTATTCATATTCACCTTTTCATCAAACAAAGATTCTGTTAATACTGCATATTCTTCTTTCATCTTGTCTGTAAATGTTAGCAACTTGGTTATGTTTTGAATCTTATTATAAAATTCAATCTTTTCATTGGATACTGCCAATTCTTTGATTTTGTACTTCTTGTATTTGATAGTATGTTCATCAATATCTTCAACACACTTCTGAAGATGTTGTTTGAGTAGCTCAAAATCATTGATGTCAATTTCTTCAAGTGATGTATTGAATCTTTTTAGCATATTATTCAGATGATTATAGTCAAGGTTGAAATCATCTTTGTCTATCTTTAGTTTTTCAATTATAGATTGCATTTTAGGTTTAACCACTGTAATTAACTTATTGATGTCTGAGAAAGCATCAGATTCTACATAATTGAATGCATCTGCTTTGTCAAGTTGTGAGATGACTTTTTGCGACATATAATCTTCACCTGTTGCAGTTGGAGCATTATAATATGCTGCCATAATAGGAATATTAGTATCATCAGATTCATTTACAGGATAGAATATATTGATGTTCTGTACAGTATCTTGCAACTCTATAGTTGTTTTCATGTAAGGTTTAAGACGAACATTCTTGGAATGCATATCATAAGCTAATGCAAAAAAATACTTGTTTTTTTCAGTTTGACTATCTTTGTATCGCATTTTTGTCATGATCTGAAATTCTTTAGAAAATTCTTCAATATCATCTTCTATCTGTTTTTTACTGGCATCTGCAATAAAAACATAATTCTTGATATTGACTGTATTGTTTTTATAGAATAGGTCAGTTAACATTCCGGATTTATTAGAGTTCTTAAAGAAATTGTAAAGTTCATCAAATATTTCTTCTCTGGAAAATGCAATAAATGTAGGGTTATCTTTGATAATTTCATCAAGAGTTATAATTTCATAGTATTCTATCTCTCCTAATTCTTCATCTACTATATTGAATGCATCTATCATAATAAGATTTATTCCCTTTATTTATAAAAAATAAATAAAAATTATGTCTTCTTCTTAGGTGTTTTCTTATTTTGTTTAGATTTTTTAGTCTTTTGTTTTTTACCACCATGAGCATAAGCATGTCCTTTGTTAGTTGGTTTGTAATATGGATTGATATAATATTGTCCATTATGTTGAAAAATTTGATGAGAACTTGGAACACCTCTTGGAAATACAACAGGTTGAACATATTGACGTTGATGAACAGGTTGAACATATTGACGTTGATGAACAGGTTGAACATATTGATGTTGATGAACAGGTTGAACATATTGACGTTGAACAGGACGTTGATGATGTTGGGTATTAGGTTGATGATTAGAGTAATTCAAATACGGGCTACCTTGTGGAAATAATGTAGCATATTTATTGTTATTTTGTAATTGTCTTTCGTAATGCCTAATTTCTTGTGCTTTTTCTTTCGCAACCTCCTGTCTATTTTTTGCTATGTTTGCTTGTGGAAAAAAACTATTAATCCATGATTGTGTCAAACTAGATGGTATATTAGAATCCTCCTTTGTTTTTGTATCTATTTGAACATTCTTTTTCTTAGCATCATTTTTCCCATTTTTTAATATACCTGGCATTCTAAACATTATAAATATTTAATTCATGAATTTGTTCCATTCTTTCTTCATATTCAAGAGTTCATCTATGATAACTCTGCAATTTATCTCCAAGAATCTGATAAACACTGCTTGATTTGTTTGGTCATCAAGTGTCATACGAATGATTAATTCTGCTTTTAATGGATGAGGACAAACATATCCAATATAAGAACAATGAATGTCGTCCAATACAGCTTTTTCATCACGGACATATTTATTATGTACAAAGGATTGTATGATGTTTCCAATTGTATCATCTTCATTTTGAATAGAAAACTCGTATGTATTGTGCAAATTTTCAAATGGATACAATTTTACATCATTTGTTCCTAATGATTCCGAGTTGATATTCGCAATCAAATTATTCAATTTATCCACTATAATTTCAATAGATTTGGAAACCAAATATTTTGGACCTATCAAATGATTTACACTTTCTATCTCAAATACAACAGCATTTGCTTCACCGTATTTATTAGACAGGTATGCCCGCTCTTTGTCAAGAATATTATCCTTTTTTTTGGCTTGTTCAGGGTCTTGCATATAGAAGAAATTTGCAAGTGATACAGGACTGAATGCGGCATTGTATCTTGCTGTTTTTTTTACTACATTTGCCTTAAAATGTAATTGCTCACCTGTTCTTAGTCGTGATATCAATATATGGGACTTTGAAATAGGATTTGAAGGAAACAATGTTTCCAAATCTTTTTTATTTACATCTTTACCTCCTTTTTTTGCTTTGATATCTGCAGTAGAAACATTCAACATAGTTGTCCCTTCATTCAAAACATTCAACTCAAGCTCCACATAACCATCTTCATATTCTTCAATTTCATCTTCTGTCATACAAACAGGAAGCAAACCAATGCGATGAATCATAATTTCATTGTGTAATGGTCCATTGTTTTTAATGATTTGAATAGTAGGTTCTTCCTCTCCTATCATCCCTGGTACTGGGATATCTGTTAGTATGGTGCGCCTAATGCCATTGATAATGGCTACATCCACATCATGGATTTCAAATGAATGTTTGTCAGAAGGGTCCTTTGCATCATGGGCGTAGTTTCTGAACATTGTGCTTCTCTTTAATATAATACATGATTATTGTTTTATGTCATTTTTTCTTTTTCATGCTTACATAAAAATAAATATACCAAATATATTCATGGAGTTCATTATGTCCATTGTATTTGACAATGAAAAATGTTTTGTTTATCTTTCAAAAATACATTGTAGACACATTATCAAGACATTTCACTATGATATGTATTCAGTGAATTCAAATATAATCAAATGGTGTAATAAATATGCAGCAGAGTATTATTATGAGATTCTTCTTGAAAATATGGTGTCAAAATTGTTGGCAACCCAAGATATATATATAGAAGAAGAACACAAGATATTATATGAGATTTCTTTAAAAAATCAAGAAATACAAGAAAACTTTAAGCTTCTTCTCATAACAGAATTCAAAGAGAGATTATTCACATATAGCGAGAACGACAGAGGACTTTTAACAGAGCATAAAAGAATAGTAAATCTTTTAGGGTATAAAAATAATGAAATACGTATGCACAAACATAATCCTTGTCATTTTATGTGGCATAATATGAACATCCAATACAAATTTTATGAAATGTTTGAAAAACTTTATATGCATTTAGAGTTTGAAGATGAAGATGATGAATAATTTATAATAATTTACGTTTTTGAGCAGTTGCCAATAATATACAACGTTTTGTTGAGGGGTCTAAAATCTTTCCAGGTGGACATTTTGTAATCTGTGTTTTTGTTTTTATACATCTACCAGTTCTTGGGTTTAACATTTTACCAGGAGGGCAGATTTTGATAGGTCCGATAGGTCCAATAGGTCCGATAGGTCCGATAGGTCCAAAAGGTCCGATAGGTCCATTCTTGATTTTATTGCATCTTCCTGTTTTGGGGTTCAAAACTTTACCAGGAGGGCATTGTTTAGGAGATTTTTTAGTACCTGGTTTGATAGGTATGACTGTATTCTTGATTTTATTACATCTTCCTGTTTTGGGGTTCAAAACTTTACCAGGAGGACAGTTTTTGGAAGACTGATCCATTGATACATACTCAGGAGTCTGTAATATATTCATATTTATATCATAATTTACCTTTTTAACATATACAAGCATTTGCTCTCCTTTGTTAAAAGAAAAGCACATATTTTTTGTAAAAGGTTGTGCATTATCAAGCTTACATTCTTTTGAATTGATACAGAAATCATGATGTTTTTTAACATCCCACTTATATTTCATCAATTCGCATGGTACTTTCAAATATTGTTTAGTATTCTGATTTTGAGGCATGGTAGGATCTTTTGTATAACGTGTCCAACCATTGTATACATATCTTTCATTATTACAAGTTATCCCAGCAATTGCATGCGAACGCGAAATAATACTATTATTCCAATTTGATAATATGACAGAATCAAGTACATATTGTGTATTATTAAAGATAATAACATCATTCATAGAAGCTAATTGAACATCTTTGAAAATTTGATTTTGATATGGACCTTTATACCTTTCACGCAAATCTTTTGAAGTATTACATTCTATGAAAAGAATATCAGGAATTGTTTTTAATTTTCTTTGAATGTATTCTAATGACTTGGGTTTTGTTTTATAAGTTATGCCATCGTCTGTAATTTGCACTGAATCTAAATGAATATGATTTCTTTTGCTATAAGCTACAGTGTTATCATCAAATCTGGTAAAATGCATACCATTTAAGTTTAACATCTTGTAAAACTTCTTGATATACAATTCATGAGCAAAGCCTTGTTTTGAATGTATCTTGGGATTGAACACAAATTTATTTGTCTTATAATCATGCAATATTTGCAGTATTTTTTCTGGTTTGATACGTTCAAAAAACTTGATATCCTTTTCAGGTTTCTTAGTCTTTACAAACTTGTATTTGAGAATATGCTTGAATATCTTAAAAATCTTTATCTTCTCATCCCAAGATTTACTTGCCTCCAATACACGCTCTCTGCTGTGTTGACTATAAAGGGCAACCATAAGCAATGCGTTGAACCAACATGTTGGGCCAAATTGTCCCCAATAAACTAATCGTTTGCACACATCAGTAGTTTGCATTCTATTTTCTATGCATGAAATAAAATGAATTATAAAATATGCCCAGAAGGCAAGGTCCTAAATCCTGAAACAGGAAGATGCATCAAATCAAGACCTATTAAACAGCAACGAGTCTGTCCTGATGGAAAGATACTCAACCCAGCCACCAATAGATGCATTATGGATAAAAGAAAAAATGATATAAACACATACCATAATAACAATGCCAAAATGAGTGTTAAGAATATGAATCAAGCAATCATCAATAATCTGAAAATTCTTTCAGAATATGAGGTTATCAATAAACAACCATTCAAGGCAAAGGCATATGATAAGGTGATAGATAGCATTGAACTGTATGAGCATCCTATTAAAACAACTGAAGATTTGAAAAATATCAAAGGGATAGGTAGCAAGATTGCAGATAAAATCCTTGAATTCTTGGAGACAGGTAAAATGCATGCTGTTGAAAGAGCTATACAAGATGAGAAATACATTTTAGGAAAGAAACTACTTGGTATATATGGAATTGGTCCAGCCAAAATAGGAGAACTTCTGGAAACTGTCAAAACATTTGATGACTTATATCAAAATGAATCACTTTTGAATGATAAACAGAAAATTGGTCTCAAATATTACGAAGATTTGAATATGCGTATTCCTATGACAGAAGGAAAGAAACATTATAAAATAATTGAAAAATTACTTGCACCTCAAGGAATAACATTTGAAATGGTTGGCAGTTTCCGCAGAAAAGCAAAAGACATGGGTGATATTGACATTCTGATACAAGCACATCCTGATTTCAATATGAAAACCTTTATAGCAAATTTGACAACTTCTGGATATATTATAGAGTCATTAGCTTCAGGTAAGAACAAGTTTATGGGCATATGCAAATTGACACCAGACCTTCCTGCAAGACGTATTGACATTCTTGTTGCAGATAAAAGCTATTATTACTTTGCATTGCTCTATTTCACTGGTTCTTATAATTTCAATATTTACATGCGTAGGAAGGCACTTCAGAAAGGTTTGTCATTATCTGAATATGGTTTTAAAGATAACAATACAAAAATACTGGTAGATACTACAGATTCAATCAAGTCAGAAGAAGATATCTTTAATTATCTGGAAATTCCTTATACACTACCCAATAAACGATAATATCAGTCACTATAAAAAAGTACATATACACTATCCTAAATCCTTACTTAAATAAATTCTATATGAAGTACATAAACACACTGATATGTACTTTTTCACATTCCTTATACCCCCCTGAAATAGTATCTAAATTTCCAAAGCTTCTTTTTATTCTTCTCAATAAATGCATGGTATTTATTGTCCCATTCAATACACCATTTGTCTCTTTTGTAATTACTCATATGTAAAATATAATTGGACGAAGAAACATAAGGTCTTCTCATAGTTCCGCCACCAGATACACAAAACACCATTTCGTATACATTCTGATGCATAACCCATTCATATGAATCACATGAAAATTCCATAAACCATCTGAATCCTTCTTTAGGTCTTATGTCACATAAATTCATATAATTTCCAATTACCATAAGTCTCTTGATATGATGTAAATATCCACTATCAAATGCTTCAAGGATAGCATCATCTACTGGTTCAATTCCAACTTTTGCAGTATACCATTCTTTACCCAACCTCTTTGTATTACCAAAGTAATTTCCAGAGAAATCAAAATATAAATAGCAGTAATACTGGTATTCACGCCAAAAAAGCTGTCTTATAAAACCCTCGTAACTATTTATTGGTATACCAGACTTAGGAAGCATTTTGATAACATCATATGGTCCTATCAAACCAATATTCAACAAAGATGATAATAGAGAGTGATACAGGTGATTGTTGTGTTTATCAATGAAATCCTGATATGGTCCGAAGTTCTTAAGTTTATTCTTGATGAAGTGTTTCAACCATTTCAGAGAATCAACCCTGGTAATAGGAAATATGAATCTGTCAACATTACCAGGATTATCCTTGAAATGCTTCAAAACATACCTGGATGCTTCTTGAATATATTCAATTGAAGGTTTTGACACAGCTACATCATCATAGGGTTGTTTGATGCTTACACTATTGTTAATTCTTAACCTATTGTTTTTATCTTGCGACTTGATATCAGGTATAATACCAATCCTTTTCTTAGACCACATATAGAAGGCATTAAAAAAGAAATTCTTGGTATGTTCTCTGTATTCTTTGAATATTGCATCATTTAGCAACATATTTGGAATCAAAATATCAATTATCTTGTGTTTCTTAGGTAATCCTAATATACTTGGATTGTCCAAAGGATTATAAAGCAAATATTCTGCATTATCATCCAACTTTGTACCAAACTCCACATATACAACATTATAACCTTTTTTCAACAACATATCATTATAAGCACGCATACTTGCTCTGTGCAAAATTAACTTCTTCTTGTTATAAGAATATGCTGTGAAATAATGAGGACATTCCCATATAATCATTCTATTTCCAACATTCTTCAGATATCCTATATCATATAATTGATTAGGTAATATCAAAAAAAACATATATCTATATCTTATTCAGCTTCTTTTCTTCAAGCTTATCTGGTATTTGGTAATTTTGTGAATAGTCATATGAACAAATATGGTCCAATCTATGTTTACAACAATACAAATTTCCACAACGACACTTACACGTTATGATATCTAATAATCCAATTTTCTTTGCACAAGCATGACAAGTTTCACACATGATAACAATTCTATTATACATCAACATTCTTATATAATTACATATTGTGTCCAAACACATTCTTGATATTTGTAAAAAATTGCCAGGCTTTCTGTGTCATGATAGCACCTGGGTCAGGTGTTGCGACTTTAAAATCTTCAACATTTGTATTACCAGAATGCACACATTTTGTCTTAATTTCCTTTATTTCTTCTATTAATGATTGCACAGCAGATGTTAGATAGTATAGCATAAAGCATAAAATTACGAAGATAATGAACATAGTAAGGTCCATATTTGCTATTATAGCAGATATTTATTTGGATATAGTAAATTTCATTCCAGCTTGTCCGCCTACAATTTCAAAAACATTGTAATTGACACTATATACATTGATTAGGTAATTGAAATTGTAGCTTTGTTTACCAGATGATGTTAAAAGTGCATTAATAGTGTCGTTATTATATGTACTCTTTGTATATACCAACAAATTTGTTTTTACAAGAGCAGCATTATAGTATCCTGATATAAACTCTTTTTCTGGATATATTGCAAATGAATAGCAATATATACCTTTCTTAGGAACCTTGCTATGATGTTGATATGGTTGAATCATGTTGAAATATTCTGCTCTCTTTTCTTGAAATCTATCATTATTATTGAATTTGATAACAGCCTTGTCTAGAATATCATCTGAGCTTTCTGGTATACTCGGACTATAATTATTAAACTCATTGTATTTCCAATAATCATCTCTTCTTAGTGTCCATATAATCTCTTTTGTAGGGTTATTAACCATTATATTTATATTATGGCTTGCATTTGTAGTGGATGGAATACTTTGAGCAGTATTGATACTTAATTGTTCAACCATGTATGTTAATTTAGATTTCATAAACAAGGTATTGCGTTCATCTTCACCAAGAAACACATAATTTGCCTCTATGTATGGTTGCAATGATATATTTTTAGTAAAAGTATTGATATCTATATTATCACCATATAACTCATTATAATACATGGGACTCACATATCTATTCAGACTTGCTGCCCATACTTGATATAAACTTTCAGAAGATTCTATATCAATTCTTACAGATACTCTGCTCAGCTGTAAACGGAGTAATGGGAGTGCGAGTGAAGGATTCTTTGTAAACCAAAAATTCAATGGAACTACTATTTTTCTACTATTAATTGAAGGTGGATTATTCTTGTCTTTGAATGATTCAGGATAATAGTAATATATGAACCTGTTATTCTTTATACTTACTCTGGAAACATTTAACTTGGGTGTCTGCAATTCAGGGACATTTCCTATCAAAGTACCATAATTATCATCACAACATTGTGTAAGTTCATTCCATATTGTCATCCAATCTCCAGTAGTCTGGTCAAGTAATATGCTATCATCAATAAATACACTTGCTTTTTTGATAAATACATGACCTATATTTGGAACCCATCTGAATCTATACCTATCGGATGAATATATATCAGGTAAAGTAAAGCAAAAATACAATTCACCTAAAAGGTCTCCATATCTTATTATTTCACACTTGTAATTGTTTGCAACAGCACTTGGAGACAATACAGGATTTGTTTCAAATGTTAATTGTCTTGATTCCATTGCAAACGGACTATGGCGTTTGTAGACATATTGATAAAAACTAAGCTCGGGATTAGCACTTAAAAATTGGTCAATCTGACCAACTGCTATAAGTTGTAATAGACCACCTCCCATATTATATATATTCAATATTACAAATATCTTATATATGATAAAGAAATAAACAATACTAAAAGGCAAGAGGAAGGTTATTACTATTTTCTGATACAGCTGCTATACTGTATTTGTCTTCCTGAAATGTTTCATTATCCATTGGTGCTCTTGCTGCCTCCTGTGTAAACTTTTTTTGAAATAGACCTGCGATGTCTGATTCAGACAAAGCATAATTGAAATAGGTCAGATTTGCCATCTGCAATGCTGTGGATATTCCAGATTGTGCCTCTATTGGATTTGTTGTGTCGTCTTTGATTGTAGAAAATATATCACCTGGGTTTACATGTAAAGGAGCTCTGTTGTGTTTCATAGCAGCTGAACCATATGCTCCATTGTATGGAGACTCAACTGTTCTATCCAAAACATTGATTCCATTTATATAGACTCTGCAATTAGTCTTATTTTTGTATAATACATCATTTTCAGGCGTAATTTCGCGTAAAACCATAGTAAACATAAACCATTTTTTATTATATACATAATTGCTCATATTATAAATACCAAGTAATCCCTTGTTTTTGTCCATCCATGAACCAGAACCACAATTGATAACATTTGTACCATTCTCACGATAGGCATCAGGATTTGTGATAGTATTATATTCAATAATCATAGCAGTACCATCAGATTTCATGCGAATCAAGGGATTTTTCACAATAACATACGACCCCTTATTGACAATTTCGCAATTTGTATTGTTTATGTAAGGAACTTTGATTTTGCTGCCTCGCATCAAAAGAACAATATCAGATGATGATATGTATTTCATAGCATCTTTATTAATACAGAGCCAAAAATTATAAGAATATTCTGCTCCTCCGTTTTGATTAATAGATGGTGTCAGGTCTTTGAAAGATGCAAATGATTTGTTATATGTATTGAATGTCCATTGTGTTGTTGTAAAATCCATGATTCCATCAAAAATTATAATTTCTTTTTTTAAATACAATTTGTTGCGAAGATTTATCATTGATTCATAGTTGTATATTAAATATGCTACAAATAATAATATAAAAACTAAGAATAATGCTAAAATAATCTGCACTATATTAGCTAAAATCATCTTAATATACTCTATATCTATTATACATTAAATTTTTTGTTTCATGTTAACTTGTAAACAGGGCTACGGAGACCATAATTGGCAAGACCAAGTGATGATAAGAATCCATTCAATGGTCCTTTATTATAATCATCGTATATATCTTTATCATTGAGGTCATAATTGAACAGAGCAATCTTGCATATCAAACCAGAAAAACCAGGTCCTATATTACCCTCAAAAGTGCCACCAACATGCAAGTCTCCCATATTATCAAGGTCTAAATTACTAACCTTTATGCTACCACCTTCTGCATTTAACTCACCAGATGAAACAATTTTAGCAATATCACCATCAACATATGCAACAACTGTTCCACCATTAGCATTTTCATTGATAACAACAGCAATATGCACCCAACGTTGTAATGGTACATATGGGATTTCAATACCTTGTTGCATGAACTTGAGCAATTCACTTGGTGAAAGGTTCTGTACAGAACTTGTATCATTTATGAAAGAGTCATCTGATAATGCAGCAAATCTAAAATACATTTTATTTTGATAAGAATCTAAGAATACAAATGGACTCGCTGACTTAATACTATCAACTTTGCCAATGTGCCATACGTGTTTATATGACCCATTATAACTATTCATATCATTGATGTATATCCAGAAGGTATAAGAACGTCTCTTACCATTTCCAGTCTTATTAAAAGCTGTAATATTATACTTGCTATATATATTACATATGATAGGAACTTTTGTTCCTTCAATAATTAAACGTGATTGGTTAAAAATAGCAGATGATATGATATAATATAATCCATATGATACAAATATACTAAGCAGGATAACAAATATTAGACCTGCTATGACAGTAAATTTACTGGTATAGAAATCCACTGTTTTATTAGCAGTATTCACTACAGTAGAAACACCATCAGATACTTTGGATGCAGTGTTTTTTATTGTTTGGTATGAATCATCAAAAATGTTATTTTGTTGCTGTACATTTACATTTCCATCCATTATTATTATATATCTAATTAAAGAACATAAAAATTTCTTCCTGAAATATGAGTATGATAATTGCTAATTTGATATAATGGAAAATTAGATGTGTTATTCGCATGTGATTTTTTGATAAATTTCTTTTGTAAAGACAAATAACTCAGAATTTTTGTGAAACCCTCTGTATTGAATTTTGCATTTTTCTTGGCAGATAAATTGCTCAAAAAATATATCATTGATGCAAAAATATCAGATGCTATATCTGATGAACTTGTGGTAATGAAGTCAAAATAAAGTAGATTTTGCATGAATGTTTTGTAGTATTCGTTTCTTTGTATATTAGTGCATTTATGTTGCTTCAATACTGCTATCAAATTTTCATGAAATCTAAGTGGTATCAACCAAATATCTGTCAATACCACCTTTTTTATCAAGTCTCTATCAAAGTTTTTGCTATATAATGCATGTATGCGTGTATCTTCATCCATACAATATGATATATTATTATCAAGTCTTTGAATGCAATGTGATAAGTTACCATCACATGCTTCTGCTGTTGTTTTGATTATATCTTTGTCAATATGAGGATATATCTTATTAAGAATTCTACATACTTCGTGAAAAGAAGGGTTTTCTATCTCTATGATTTTGCATTTTTTTTTTATAACACCAATTTTTTTGACTATATCCAAAGATGATATGCAAATAATGGGAACACTTTTTAGTTTTGTATTGGTAAGAATATTTAAGAGACATGTATTAATTGTACGGTCTATTGCCATAATTGACTCAAATTCATCTATAATAATAATTTTCTTGCGAAAGTTATTGCACAATATTTGTAGCATATTTGATGTTATATATTTAGTAATAATGTCATTCAGTTCTTCCGATGACATACAATTATTTGTAGATACATGCATGATATCAAGATTTAATTCATTGCAAATTTTATGTATATTATATGTTTTGCCAATACCAGAGTTGCCAGCAACAAAAAGAAGATTTTGCAGAGATAATTTTGGTGTAGGATGATTGATTTGATTCAAAATCCACTCTTGTATCTGCTGATATTGTGTCATATCTACTATAATATACAATGTCTTAAGTTGATGTTTAACTCATAATCAATTCTCCAGCTAAAACTATGAAATAACAGAGTATTGCCAGTATACACAAAACAATTTCTATATTCATCAAGGAAGCATTTGTATCACTTTCGTCATAACTGAAATGTTTTATACAACCCTTATCATCAAACATCATGGCAGGTTTGTATAAAAATATCAGAAACAAACATATGATATACAGCAATATTACAAAATAGATACGTGATAACATCTTAAATCCTAATATATGATAATAATAAAGAATTGCGGAAATAAATATATTATTTTAGTAAAGAAGATGCAAATGATCAACTTGCTTATTTTATTATTAATAACAATTTCGTTTATGTCAATATCATACAAAATTGCAGAGAATTTTGCCAACATTGATAATGTTTATCTTCCAGATAGAACCTTACATACATATGTAAATAAGAATCTATTGGACCATAGTATAAAATGCAATGATGCTAAAGTGCAAGAATTTGTACAATCTGCATTATGTGGTAACTCATATGCTATAAATGCAATCAAGTATATTGAAGGTACTACATGGACAAATTGGTCAGTGTCATATAATGAAAATGTAACTGATATGTGCAATAGGCTTCATGATTTCATCAAGAAGAAACTAAAAAATACCAATATACTTTATGCAAATGTAAACAAGATCAGAAAAAATACAAAGAATGAAAAAGAAATTATGATAGATTATGATTTTGTATATCATAATAACAATGACATGTATGCTTATCACATAAATATAGTTTGTGTAGTACGTTTATGCACAAAGTGTATTAGAATGGTATATGCTAATTTAGTAGGTGCTATATGTGAAGACAAGATATACATGAAATCAAGTGAAGATACAAAGGATATGATGCAAATTCCCAGAACATATAAACATATACCAGATATATCTTTTGAAGATGAATCTCAAAAATGCATAAGTACACAAGATGAGCAAGTTAAAAATATTTTATTTGACAAACTGAACGATAGTCACGAAGAACACCCAGATTATGATAAAAATCAAGAGTATATACGAAATCAAAATATTATTCGCAATATGTTCTTACAAGATTTGAAGAAAGACGTCAAACAAACCAATAAATACAAGAAGTACCCATACACACATGATTTTGAATTATGTCCATTCTAACATATATGAATTGTATCATTATGATATATTACTGTATCACCTTCTGAACCAATTGCTGTATAACATAGAGATTGTTTCCATGAAGCTTTTGATATTTGTTTATCTATTACACATTTGATATACTCGCATGAATATCTATTTAGATTGTCTGCTGTAGTAATAACTTCTTTGGTTTCTGGGTTTGTAAGTACAAATGTCTGCATATATATTATATAGATAATATTTGAAAGATTAGTTATAGTTAGTATATAAGGTTATACATTATTTTTGTTCTTAGTAATAATGATACTGTTCTATAGTAATTATTGTCAACATTGTAATATCCTCTTGGAAACTATTCAAAAACATGATAAAAATAAAACAGTCAAAACTGTGTCAATTGATACATTACGTAGCATGCAAAAACCTATAGACCCCAAGATACATTCTGTACCAGCTTTATTATTGCTAAATACAAAAGAATATATTTTTGGCAAGGCTGTATTTGATTATCTTTTACTACCAAATAGAGGAATTTTGTTTGCAAGTAATAGTACTAGGAATGAAAAGCGCATAACCAGAGAATCAGATGCTTCAACCATACCAGATGTTGCCACACAAAATGTACCAGATGAACCGATGGCATTTACATTGGGTTCTATATCAGCAGAACACTTTTCTAATATAGATGATACAGATACAGCTATCAATGATAAAAATTATAACTGGGACATAATTGACAATGAAATCATGTCAAAATCATTAATGACAACGTCTTCTGTAGCAGCATCGTCTTCAGTGTCTTATACAGGTGATACTCAGGAAAAAAAGAAGCTACCCAGTATGGAAGAAATTATGAAACAACGCTCTCTGGATATTCAGTAAATAGATATAAAGAATATGTCATAATTTCCATATATACATATGACAGCAACATTTATATTCAATCAGTATTACATTGATTTTTTGAAGAGAATTAAAGATGTGGCAAAGAAAAACAAAGACAATAGTGATACAGCTAAAGCTGTGTATAAGGCTATTAAAGAACATTATGTAACACTTGATAAGGCATCTGATGAGTATTTGATTTACTTCAAAGAACAGATACCTTCTGAACTATGGGATAAATATATAGAAGGTGATTGTGAGACTTGGATGGATGAACAAAAACATTTGAATTTATATCAAAATATCACATTGGATGATATTCAGAAGATTATGGATGATAGTTATCTATGTAATCACTTTATCTGTGTGTTCTATATTTTCAGCAAGGAACTAACAGATGAAATGTCTGCAAAGATTGTAAGTATTTTACAAACTATTGATAACAAGGCATTAATTGAGGAATTAGAAGATGAGAATGTTAAAAAGGTTCTTACAAAATTGCAAAATCTTCGTAATGAGAAAATCAAGCAGAAATCAGGAATTGACATGAACTTTATTGAAGACACTACTCTTGGCAAGTTGGCAAAGGAAATTCTTGAGGATATTGATGTAGGAAAACTACAGAAATCAATGGGTGAGAATGGAGATGTTCTGAAGGCTATTGGAGACCCAGATAGTGGTTTTGCTGATATCATAACAAATGTGAGCAAGAAGATGGCTACCAAAATTTCCAATGGTGAATTGAAGCAAGAAAATCTCATTCAAGATGCTATGAAGTTTGCTTCAATTATGCCTAATATTTTTGGCGGAGGAGGAGGCGTACCTGGTGGTAATACAAAAGGTGGCAAAGGACCAGATTTGTCAAACATAATGAGTATGATGTCATCTATGATGGGTAATTCAGATGGAAATGATTTTAGTAGTATTTTGAAAAGTATGAACAAAAATAATGCACCAAGAGGAACACGTGCCACAATGAATGAATCAGCATTAAAGAAGATTGCAAAAGCAAAGAAATTGAAAAGGAAGTTGAATGAAAAGAGAAAAGCTGCAGCAGATGCTGAAGCAAGCAAAGTAGAATAAAAATAATAACAAATAAATAGATACAGAACATATGTTTTGGACAAACAATATTTCACTTTTATTTGTTCCAGTATTACTACCCACTGACTACATGACTATAGAAGAAAAATTAAATACGTTGACACGATTGATAATATTTGTATGCCTTATTCTTGCCCTCATATTGAGAGATGTTCGTATTATACTCCTTATGATTATATTAGTAATTATAATTGTAATAATATATACTTATCAACATAATATAATAAAAGATTCAAATGCTTTTCTCAATAAAAACAGTTTGAAAGTTATTGACAATGAAGTATGTACAAAGCCATCAAAACATAATCCATTTATGAATCCAAACATGATATATGGTGATGATATAGGTATCAAAGCATGTCCTATATCTGATAATCAAATACAAGAAAATATAGAAAAATATTTTGATGAAAGCATGTTCAGGAATGTAGATGACATATATGATAGGTCCACATCAAAACGACAGTTCTATACAGTCCCTGTATCCAGTCTTCCAAATGACCAATCTACATATGCAAACTGGTTGTACAATAGAGGTGATTCATGCAAAGAAGATACAATATTTTGCTACAAAAATATTTACAGAGATCTTCGTATGTAGTAAAAACTATATAAAAAATAATAAATATATGCAGTATATGGAGACATACACATCTATAACATATTCAGTCCATAAAAAAAATGACCAAGCTATTTCAAAGATTGAATATACTTCTTCATTAAAAGATGATAATAAAATAGTAAACACATACTATAATAATAATATATCTGATGATATTCATAATGAATCTTTTACGAAAACATTGAAAGACAAACGAGACATTTATGAACAGATTGGTGTAAGTTCTGATAAAAAAGAATGGAATGTGAAAGAATATCATAATAATTCATGTCAAAAAGAATATAAAGAACCATATGACGTTCACAATTTTGATAAATGTATAACAGAGTGTATACCATCATTGGCAAACTTGAATAAAAGTTTTTTGATTGAAAACAAATAATTTTTATATGTCTATTAAAAATAGATAGTAGTATGAGCAGTTTATATGATGCTAAAGCCAATTTAAATTCAGATAGTTGTTGGATGAATGCAAAGGACACGTACAATGATAATTTGGGTAAGTATGCTCTTTATTATAATGATACAGCAAGAGACAATAAACCAATAGGAAGTCTTCCTAATATGATTACTGATCATGTTAATCTTCGTGGCAGACCTGGGTATGGTCTATCAGATGATTATTTGATTGACACTTATTCAGCATTGCGAAATAATCAAGATGCTATGACACGAGATAGATGCCCTATTCAATTGATTACAAGGACATTTGCAGGAGGTCCTAAGCTTAGAGGAAATTCTGGTGATATCCATAAGGAACTTGATATTTTGTCTGGTTCAGATTCAAGGAGTATTCCTGTTCTTTCAAATGCAGATGAAACAACCTCACAGCCATATAGATGCAATAAGTCTGTTATGGAAATAACAACAAATGAATTTATGCCAATGTTAGATTGTATAAAAGAGGTTCAAAAACCAGAACATATTGTATATGACTGGACAAGAGGGGGTGAAGATACAAGGTCATATAAGAACAAAGTTGAGTTCAATCGTTGTAATAGAAAATAAATTATATGTATAAAATAGATATACTCATGAGTTTCAACAGATCAAAATATGATACCTGTTCTTATAAACAAAATCTTCAAGAAAATGTTAGTACATTAAGTTATATTTTATCTCCCATGTTTCATGAACATAAGAACAAATGTAGACATCAATTAGGCTTCCTTGGAGGAACATCTGTATCTCATATCAAAGGAAATCTTGTAGACCTTGATAGTGAACTTAGAGGACAAACAAGATATATTTCAAAGTGTGGCAATAATCAATATGTGCCTACAGGGGACGGTATTATACAAAATGATAAGACACCACCTATAAATACAACTGCTCTACATCTCCCAGCCTGTCAAAGTATCATGTACAGAAGCATACCTTTGCCTCCTAAAATGAATTACAACAACTGCTAAGTCTCATTTTTTTGTATAATAAAATATATTGTTTTATTAGAATGAACCAGCCTAATGATACACGAATGAGTTATGATAGTTGTAGTTATATCGAAAAGTTGAAAAGAACCATTGGACCTGGGTTATATTCTTTGAATGTCCCTGCAAATGATTGTTCACAATGTGGAATAACTCTTCCAGATGACCCAAGTATGCGTTATCAATCTTATGGACCAGCAACATGCACAATGCAATCTACAGTGGATGATTCAAGTGAACTACTTGGGCTCAATTATAAAAAAAGTAAGTGTAACGCTGATGAATATATTCCAGGGAAATATGCGTCAAAGAATCCATGTGTCGTAAATGTTGGAAATCCGAGAGCATGCATGGCACCAAGAGAAGATACGAGATTGTCAAACCCAGCATGTACATTACGTGGGACTGGAATCAATCGTTGGGAATGGCTATGTACTGACCCGCAAGAAAATGCGTTAGAAGCATTTGATAGAGTCCCTGTTAATTATAGAATGGTAGCCAAAGATAATCATGTTCCTGTGATTGATGTACCACAAGACCAAACAATATTCTTTCCTAAATGTGATGGAAAAGAGTTAGATGATATTAATAATTGGGCTAAAGGAACTGCCCAAGATGCTTTTGCACCAGGATATCCAAACGGATATATGAATTATAATGTCAAATGTAAGTAATACATAAAGATTCTTCTATAACTATATAAATGATGTCAGAATCATTAACATATCCATATAATAATGTTATAGAACTTTCATCTTATTCTGCTATGAATCTACAAATACAAAAGTATTGTTTACATGTGAATAAGCACAACTGGGCTGATTTAATAAATCAAGATGACCTTAGGTTCTATAAAAGCAAAAAAAACATACTAAATATTTTAACAAATGATAGAAATGGTGTAATGTTAAAAATTAGTACATGGAATCATCCTATTTTGAAGCATGATTATTTCATGTCCAAGAAGATTAAAAACATTAATTTTGTTCAACATCATTGTTATTTTGAATATGAAGAAGACATTATAAAGTTTTTATGTGCACATGAATATGATAAAGATATAGAAGATATAAATAATGATTCAGCTGTGATATTATCACCTTATTACAGCAGTATTTTGCATATTCCTTTAAATAGCAGCATCGTCAAACAGATAATACTTTCACTTTATACAGCATTGTTTACATATTATATACAGTTCCAAAAAATAGATATCAATAATATTTATGTTGAAAAAACAGACAAAATTGTTGGTATACATTATAAATTAGAAAATCCGCAATATGTTAATACCAATCATGTAGTGAAGATAGATGAATTTAGCAACTCAGAGATGCTTTACAAACATGAACAACATAATTTTAAACAGTTGTATACAAATATTGTAAGCATACTTGAACAATTCAAATCTAATCACCTAATCAATGTTATAGAGTTTGTGAAAGATTTTAATACTACAACCAATCATGTTGTGCATCCAATGAAAATATTGCATGGAATTTTATTTCAAATTGATTCTTCTTTGTAAATTTTTTTCCATTTTTCTTTCAGTTCATCTACATAATTTGCATTTGAATTGTTAAAAGCACTATTTTCGTGTACTCTGTGATATACCATAACTTCAGGCACATTAAAGAAACTTTTTTTACTTAAAAACAACTTGAACCAAAGGTTGTAATCATAAACAAAATGATCTTCAAATTCAAGCAATTCTTTCCTTATTAAAATGGAAGAACATATCATTGGGTTTACATTAAATATATCAAATTCTGAATTGGACACTTCATTTAATGGTATACCTGGTATAAAATAATTGGTCTCTATACCGTTATAAAACACTTTCACACCAATGTATCTACATGATGTGCCAACTACATCATATTTTTTAACAGTTGCATACAATAACTGTATTTCTAATTTGCGAGCATCCCAATAATCATCTGCATCCAATATTGCAACATAATTATATTTGGCATCTCTTGCCATTGCATTTAATGTAAGTGGTGCACCTTTAGTATCATAATATTTAACAATTATTTTTTGTTTATCGTTCACAAACATTTCTCTTATTTCATTTGCCTTTTTCTCCACATCTGAACCAGGGGGGTACCCGTTTATGCCTATAATAAGTTCCCATCTTGTATGTGTCTGATTAACAACTGAAGCTAAGGCTTGTGGTAAAAATTCAATACCATTATACAATGGTATAATAACACTAACACCTTCATTTAGAAATTGTTTATTCATATCAGGGTTATTATGTAATAGCTTTATATCTTAAGTGTACATGATTTGGATATCAAAAAAGTACATATACATTTATTTTTCTAACATATTTAGATTGTCTAAGATTATTAAACAAACAATGTGTATATGTACTTTTTTGATATGATTTTTTATATGTTATGTTTAGAAGACCATGTATCAACACAATAATATATATGCATCAAACTATTCAGACTATGTGCAAAAAGATGCCAGTAATAGAAGTAAAAAACTGCATGAAAAGGCTTCAAGACCATATGAAACAGGTGTAGTATCGCCAACACAGTTTCAACCTAATTATCAAGAAATTAAGCAAATGGATGAGAATATAGACAAACAAGATTATGTATCGTCATTGACTGGTGAAAAGGTCAATATGGAAAACTTCAAACATAATAATATGCAACCGTTTTTAAAAGGAGGTGTAACACAGAATATTGATAAATTTACATCAAAACTTGACATGAACACTGGAGTAGATAGAATGCTAATCCAAAAACGCGAAGTTAATAATATATTCAAACCTACTTCTGGATATACAAATCTACATGGGGCACAATCTCATACAGATTATATGAAATCCAGAGTTTCAGTTTCAAATATAAATAACAATGTATTACCATTTGAACAGACAAAAGTTGGTCCAGGGTTAAATAAAGGATATACTTCTCAAGGTAGTGGAGGATATCAACAAGAAAATACACGTGATTTTTCTAGACCTAAGACACTAGATGAACTACGTTCAAAAGTTAATCAACGAAATGCTACATATGAAATACCATTTCAATCACCTCCTACTGGCACTTATCAACGTGCAGTTGTTGCACCATATGCTAAAAACAAGCCTGAGAAGATTTATAAGCAGACTGAAGACAATTGGTTCAAAACCACAGGTGCTGTCATCAAAGAAACAAATAGACCAGAACTTGCAATTAAGAAAACACAGAGACCAGACACGCATATTGAATATAAAGGAAGTGCGAAGATGGATACAATTAAAGGTATGGCTGAGAATGATGATTATGGAAAGGAAAATATTATAGTGTATAATAATGAACGCCAGGAAACACAGACACGTACAGTTGTTTCCAATTTAACAAGCACAGTGAAGGCTATAGTAAGTCCAATTCTGGATGCTTTGAAATATAATATTAAGGAATATCTTGTAGATGCACCAAGAGCTGGTGGTAATCCAAAGGCACAGATTCCTTCAAAACTCAGTATTATCAACACAGATGATAATATGAAGACAACAGTCAAGGAAACATTATTACATGATAGTGAAAATCTAAATCTTACAGGCGCAGACCAGTCTTATTCAGCTTTACAAGATGATGCAAAGACTACTGTAAAAGAGACCTTATTACATGATAGCGAGAATCTAAATCTTACCGGGGCAGACCAGTCTTATTCAGCAATACAAGATGATGCAAAGACGACAGTTAAAGAGACATTGTTGCACGATAGTCAACAATTGAATGTAAAGACTGCTAATAATGTAGGATATGCCAAAAATCAGGATTTTATGAAGACAACTGTTAAAGAAACACTGCCTGTTGTGGATACTGTCAGAAACATTGGTAAATCTACATATAAAGTGTATGTGTATGATCCTGATTTGGTCGTTAAGAAGACAGTCAAAGAAACTACTATAAAAGGAAAAGCTGAATTCGGATTTATTGGTGGAGTGATTAATAGTGTTCTAGGTGGTTATGCAAGCCAAGAAATTGAGCTCAAGAATACACATAAACAATATACCTCTGATAACGAAGAATATGGTGTTGCAAAGGCTATTTATGAACATAGACCTGTTAGTAGAGAGGCAACAGAAAATGCTGAAATAGATGGAACAAGGGAACAAATGATGATAGATGCAGGACACACTCCAAATCCAGGAAACATGAATATCCCAATAGACAAGGATGATGTTAACATGAAGAGCAATAGATTAGTAGCAGATAGTTATGCGGCACGAGATGCAGGAAATGTTAATGTTATTTACCAAGTAGGTCCCACATTAGATGGTTGTAGCTTAACACAAGACCCTGATACTAAGAATGCATTTGAAAACAGACTTGATGGAAGTATACTTAAATCATTGAAAGCAAATGAATACAATATTGGCATTAATCCTATATTAGATATATCAAGATAATATCATATTTTTCTATTTGTATTTTGTAAGATGCCAAAGAAACAAAAAGGAGCAAATATTAATGTTTATGATGATATTTTGAATAACAGTACAGTGATAGGCACAGTTGGAACACAACATGTTGAATATAAGTTAAAGGAAGGACACACTATAATTGCTGCATTAGGGTCTATGATATATATGAAAGGAGGTATTCAAAAAGCTGAAATACACTTTGATGGTATAGGAAATAGTTTCAAGAAATGGCTATCAGGTGAATCTTTTGTATATCAAAAATTCAGTGGAACTACAGAGATAGGGACATTAGTTCTGGGTTCAAGCTTTATAAATTCTATTATGATTCTCAGAATAAAGAGTGGTGATGAATACAGATTATCAAAATATTGTTTTTTAGCATGTACGGACAATATAAAAATATCTATGACAACACAAATGAAAGGAATAATTGGTATAGGACAAGAAGGTTTCATACTACCTGTTGCTTCGTGTATAAATGGCGAATATGGGTATATTTGGTTATCTGCATATGGTAATTTGCAGCAAGAAAATATTGAAAATGGTGATTCTATATTAGTAGACAATGGGATGTTTTTGGCATGTAACAATAATTATCAATATGATGTTGAACAGATTGGAAAATCATTATTTTCATCATTTATAGGAGGTGAAGGATTTGGTATGAAATTTACAGGACCTTGTGTAATTTACATACAAACTAAAAACATAAATGATTTTTTAACACAACCTACGTCAGCAAATAGCAATACAGGAATTCTTGATGGTGCATTAAATCTGTTGTCAGATGGAGGTGCAAGAAAAAGGATAAATAAACAAAAGGTCAATAGAATATAAGAAAAAGTCATAATATGAATATATATGCTACAAGGATTAGTTGATACAAAAAAAGAATATATTGAACATTTACAGGATATTTTGGCAGTACCTATTGCAGAGAAAATTTATTCTATTTATGTCGAGTGTCAAAAGAAAGGACTAAAAGCATTTCAGACAGAATTGAACAATATACCTAAATGGAACAATAATATGATACAAGAAGAAGTTAAAGCCATTGTCAAAAAGTCACAATGTGATTATTTGAACAGGTTGATTAAGCTCACTATTATAGTTAGTATCAAGATTAAATTACATGAATTTAAGAAAAAATTGAACAAGCTACATGTCAAAGTACCAAATATAGAGGATTTTGTTCATAAATGTTTGATAAATGCATCACAGTTTGCCTGGAAAAATTCATATTTGTTTGTACAGAATAATTTGAAACCTGTTGAGATTCAGAATAATTTGAATATTATTGAATATAGCATGCGTAAAATGATAGCCAAATCTATAACAGAATTTATCAACATCAAAGAGATTATAGAATATATTGATGATGTTATGGAAAAATCATTAAGAAAAAAATCAAAGAAAAAAACTCATGAAGCTGATATGAATAAGTCAGAAGATGCTCATGAATCAGAAGATGCTCATGAATCAGAAGATGCTCATGAGTCAGAAGATGCTCGTGAATCTGAAGATGCTCATGAATCAGAAGATGCTCATGAATCAGAAGATGCTCATGAATCAGAAGATGCTCATGAATCAGAAGATGCTCATGAATCTGATGATGCTCATGAATCTGATGATGCTCATGAATCAGAAACAGAAAATGTAAAATATCAACCAATACCAGATGGAAATAATTATGAAAATAAAGATGAAAGTCTGAAAGAAGAAAATGATGATGACTTTTCAGTTGATGCAAATGATATAGGTACTATAAACCATTCATCTAAATCAGAAAGCTCTGATATAGATTCTGAAAGCTCTGATATAGATTCTGAAAGCTCAGCAAGGTCTGAAAGGTCTGAAAGGTCTGAGAGGTCTGAAAGGTCTGAGAGGTCTGAAAGGTCTGCAAGGTCTGCAAGGTCTGAAAGGTCTGCAAGGTCTGAAATGCGTGATATAAAGGTAGTTAGTATAACTCAACCAAAATCTATAACAAAAAGGAAAAAACCATCATTTTTTTGAATGGTTGAAAAATAAAAAAATGATTATGTGTGTTAATATGATATAACAATATCAACAAGCATGCCTATGATTACTCGCAACAGAAAGAGATGGACTGATAGTGACAATAATAAGCTTATAGAAATGTATAAACAAAATAAAGACTATGCTTACATGGCTGCAAAATTACAGAGAACAGAGGATGCTATCAAAGCTCGGTTTGTAAAACTTTACATAGTAAAATATATTTATCAAGAAACCAAACCACACAAAGAACAAGAAGAAAAAATATGCAAATTATATAATTTAGTTCCCAGTGATTTAACAAGATACTTAAAATATGCTGGGATATATGTGGAAGAATATTCAGATACATCTTCGGAATGCTCAACAATAGATAATGTATCAGATACAGATACTGTTTATAATCTTAAAATTATTAGTAAAAAAATAAGTGTGTTTGGAACAATTTTCATGTTCTATGCTGTATATAAGATGATGAAAGATGCAAAATGTTTACTTACCTATTGGTAAATGAACTTCCTTATTTATGTTTACGTGTTTCTCATTTTTGTATACATGATTAGATTGTACTTCTTCATTTTGTCTTCGTAATTGTGCTGGAGTATTTTGTGCATTACTGAAAGCTTCATTGATAGGTCCTGTAAAATATAGCCCTCCTATAATTACAAGCACTAACACAACAAATAAAAAGACATACATGACCATATCATTCTTTCTTCTCATACTTATTATGTAGAAAAATAAAAAAATGAATGATATAATATAGAAATTATGTAATCATGTTTAATAGTTTGCTTACCACATACCGTACTATCTGTGTCCAAGATGAAAATATATACGATAGGTGTAAACTATATTTTGAAAAATACCTATGTATCAAAAATACACTGAAACATAATTCAAATATTTTGCAAAATATGCGCATCAAAAATAAGATTCTGCTTATGAAAAATAGACAATTGGAGAAAGAATTACAAAGCTTGTTAAATTATGATATGCCTTCAAAAATAGATTATAGAGATGTTGAAAAGGATTCATATGTATCATACGATGATTATGAAATAATTGAAGCCTAATATCTACCAGATGCTTGTTTCTTGACTTTGATGATGTTTGAATTCTTCTTTTTTGTAAATACACCAGAATCAAATGGTTCTTCTTCATCTCCATCTGTTGCTTTATAACCCATCTCCTGACGCTGTTCTTCAAGTGCTTGCAACTCCCACAAATCTCCACTACACATTCTAAAATTTGCTTCAGAAGCCTTGTACCAAAACACTTGGTCTTCAAGCTTATTACTCTGAGTTTTGTTATCAATAACCATACATTCATAATTTTCAGTAGTCTGCATCATGACCTGTTCAAATGCTTCAAATGTTGGAAACATTCCTGCGTAATGTTGGTAAATCTTTTCACGCTCTCTCCGAATATTATTTCTGAATATAAAAATATAATCTATATTATTTCTCAAAACTGGTGGCAGACCCATGGCATGCTGTAAAGTAATCAAAAAGAATATTTTGTAATGACGTCCATTCATAAAAATAGACCTAATATTAATATTATTAATCCATTTTTTGTCATACATGCAATCATCTAATATAAGAAAAGCCCTGGCATCTATCTGGGAATTACCAAACTTCTTTAATTCTTTTTTTCTTTCTGTTGAAATAGTAACCTGTCTATCTAAGAATTTTTTGATAGTATTTTCATCAGGTTGATCATATATCAACATTTTTGGAATAAACTTTTCAAAAAAACCATTAGCTGCTTCTGTTGGACTTACCACAACTCCAACTGGAATGTCTCTGTGATGGTTTAAAATATTCTTTAGCGTCCACGATTTTCCTGTATTGCGTTTTCCGCAAAAAACGAGTACACTATCTGATGAAATCTTTGATGGATCAAATTTTTTCAACTCTAATTTCATGGTTATAATATACAAATAATTTTAATCTTATTGATTTTAGTTATATTTAACTTTATATCAATATTATACCAAATGTTGCCATTGTACCTTGAAATTCTCCCAACTGGCTCTTACTTCAGGTATTATCATTGCTTCTTTTTTATCTTTGTAGTTTTTTTCTTGGTGCGATATCCATGTAGATAACTGTTTTTGTTCTCTTCCCTTTGGGAATGTCTTGTGTATATGAATATATTCAGTTACTTTATTCAATGATTGCATCCAATACTCTTCTTTGGTCATAAATTTTCTACAAGGATGTCTTTTGATAAAATCTTCCCAAATGGTACGCAACTCTGTATTAGACAAGCTTTGTTTATTATCCTTATAATTTTCTGATTGATGATATAACCATTTTGCTAATACTTTTATATCAGGGTTTGAGTCAGTCAGATAAGGGAGTTTTCCATCATTTTGTGCAGCATATCTCTCAACTTCTGCAATTTTTTCTTTCCATGCTTCAACATTAGTTAGAAAATACTTGCAATGTTTTTGTGTAAATTCTAACCATGTATTTCGTACATTCTCATTTTGCATTATACATGTTTGTTTTTTATAACGATATCGTTGATCTGCAACCCAGTTTGCTAAAGTTGATATTGACTTATCATTATCATTTTCCATTGGTAGCTTGTTATATGTTTGAATATATTCATCAAGGTCTTTTAAATAATCAAACCATTTTCCTTCATTATTTTTGAATAATCTTGGATATTTATTGTTGATATCAATCCATAATTGTTTGATATTTTCATGTTTCATGATTTTTGCATTATTTTTGTAATTGGATTTTTGAGCAAGAATCCAAACACCAAGCCTTTTAATATTTGTATTTTTGTGTTCACTTGAAGGAAGTTTATCATGTTTTAATATATATTCATCTACATGATTTAGGGTATCACACCATATTTCATGTTCTGACTTAAATAAATTATTATGTGTTTCAATAAATTTACTCCATGATAAGACTATGTTGTCTTTTTTAAATACTTGGCTTTTATTTTTGTAAAGCTGTTTTTGTATAGTCAACCATCTTCCCATTTTTCTAACAGAAATATTCTTATCTGTACCAGATGGTGTCTTATTATGTTCTTGTATATATTTTTGTACCATTTCCAATTTTTCTTCCCAAGTGTACATCTTAAATTCCTTAATTCCAAGAGTATAAATACTTATCACTTCCTTGTCTTTCTTAACAATCTCTATATCTTTTTCATGAGCATTATTATAGAAATCAACAGTATTTAGATTAATCTTATCTCTAAACATGATATCATATTCTTTAATACTTGATAGAGTATCCAATATTTCTTCATAATCATTGCACCAAATATAGATATTGGCAACTTTGTAAGGATTGAGTCTATCTATCCTATTTGCTCTGCACATTCTTTGTATGGTTGTGATTTTATTTTTGGGTGGGTAGCTGATATACACTGCATCACATGTTGGTATATCAATACACTCATTTAGAATTTTGATATTGAATAATATCTGTATCTTATCATCATTATCAGAGAATTTATGTAGCTTTTCTTTACGATTATTCTCATTGTCTTGACAACATATGCTATCAATCTCCACATCCATGATATAGAAGTCATTAAGAGTCTGCATACTTTTCATCATGGCTTTCATATCTTCTGTATCTCTGCAATAGACTATGCACTTCCTTGAACCATTATTACTCAGACAAGAATACAAGAATTTGCATCTACTCTTCATTACATTGTCAATATCATAAATTGACAGTTCTTTGTCAAGTTCCTCACTATTTTCATGAACAGTAGGAAGCCATAATTTATAATCACAAATATATTTCCTATCAATAGCCTCTGTCATACTCATATTATAAACTACATCTCCAAACATCCATTCCATATCATAGCATTCATCATCATATTCTATATCATATATTCTGGGTGTAGCAGACATGAAGAGAATTCTATGTTCAGACATAAGCAGCTTAAAGATATTATTGCAATTATCTGATATGTTATTTTTGGACAGATTATGATATTCATCTATAATGAATAGTGCATCTTTGAACATTCCCAAACACTCACTAATGACATCCATAGAGTCATATGTGCAAGATATCAGCAATGTTTCATTATGCTTGATGAATTCCTTGATGCTTTCTGTATCTCTTATACCATCGCAATCAACCAATAGAGCATTATTTTTATTATAACCATATTCTATGAAATTGTTAAGGTTTTGATTTGCAAACTCTCTCAATGGAGATAGAATAATTATATGTTTGTAATGACAGCTTATGAGATATCCTACAAATGTCTTACCGCAACCACAAGGTAAAGAAATGATACCTCTCGTATTATTCTCATAATATGTTTTACACTTGTCTACAGCTTCTATCTGATATACATAAGGCTTTATATTATTATCAATAACTGCTATATTTTTATGCTCTTTTTTTGCATATGGAAACTTCACAAAGTATATATTGTCCCCATATACAATTTCTTGCAATTTGTCTATTTCATTACTACAATCTATTGGTACCACCCGAGATGTCTGCAATCCAGCTATATATTTGACATTTCTGGATAAGCAGTTAGTATAGTAAAGGTATGTATCTATAGTAGGAAGACATGCTGCACGTATCATGACACCTGCAATATTTTCAATTGTCAAACCATTCTTATAGCCATTTTTACACTGTACTATAGAACATCTGTTGTGCGTATCTTCAATTTGTACAATATCTATTCCTAAATCTTGATGACAATGGATGTTTCCTTCTCTAACATCTTTGCGCAACAATCTCATACTATTATGAGAATCTATTAGGCAATTTTGTATCAGAATATTCTCAGGACATTCATTCCATAGATACGCATTTTTATGTAGTTTGTGAACAATAAAGTTTTTGATAAACTGTTCATAATCTCTTCCTTTATCCTGATTACTCATTGTTATGATGATGCTTTCATTATCTAAATGTAATCATTTTTTCCATATTTACAATACATTCAAGTATCATATGGTGTAAAACCTGTATACATATTGTCAGGTATTTTTTTCAAAGTAGCAGGGTCTATGTATGTATATTCTCCTCCCTTCTGCAATTTTGTATTACCTTGTTCGGTTCCCAAGAGTAGATAAAATGCAATTGTAGAAATCATATACATTATCAAAAATGTAATGAAATTTGTCAGTGTATATACAGTATAATGATATTCGTCTTTTTTATATTCACTGTATTGTATTGCCGCAAATATAACAGTAGTTGCGAATAGCGACCATAGATAATACATCTATCATTCATATCATAAGAAAATATAGAGTATATCAGCGCATATGCTACAAGAATGCATAACAAAATGTTAAAATAGTAGACAATATCATCAAATATTCCTTGTGCATAATGTAATTAGAATATTTTTCAGGTGAAAGCATCCAATCTTTATAAGTCTTGCAACATTGCATACGTGGTTTGTATGATAACAAGATAAGCGTGTTAGACCACAATAGAATTATCATACACATTGCATGATATTCTTGAGAAGATTTTGGTAGCAAATATATACAAAGTACATATACAATACATAAAGTTTGTGCTGTCATTTCATATTATGAACAGTTCAAATCTTTATGCGTAATTTATTCAATCTTCCTACAAATATGTTAAGCCAATTATGTGGTTTTTGCCATTTTCTGAGAAGATATGTGTGTTTGTTTATAACAGTAAGGTAAAGATTCATCTATTATATAATAATATTTCTTATGTATTTATATCCTGTGTCTTCAAGATAGTCTAAATATACTTTCAAATCATGGATTACTTTCTCATAAGGAGAATAAGCTTAATTGCGAGATAATTCATAATAGGGATAAGAACGCAGTCCAAAATATGTTATACATAGTAAAACATATATTTGAGAAAGGAAAAAGACCAGAAGTGTTTAGTAGAATTCATACATAGTTCTCGCTATGTACTAACCACATTTTTACTACTTTTTAATATTTTTTTCGCTATGTAGTCGGCGTTTTAAATGTTAAAATGTGTCAAATAAACATTTATATTTATCAGGATTATTTTCAACAAATCCCCTTTCAATACCCCTGAGTTTGTCAAATATGATGTCATCTGATCTTGAGTTACAAAGACTATCAATAGATTGTTCTGTTTGCCAGTTGTTATCAACAAGGTATTTAAAGGGTCCATCTTCTGCTTTTTGCAATAATAATCTGCTTTTAATCTCATCAATGCTCATCATATTTTGTAAAACATATTGGGCAGCAATGTGCATGGATAAATAATTAGGATCATCTATATTTTGAAAGTCAGTATTGATTTTCATATGAGCAACATATTCTTCTAATGTCTCATAATTGTTGATAGTTAAAAAAACATCTCTCCATGTATTTATAAATTTGGTATTTGGCTTGCATGCAAAAAACCAATTTTCTATAACAGGATAATCATGATTTGTTGTAAAAAGCTCAATATAATATCCTATAAATTCTGCTGTTTTATTCACAAACAAATCATCTAAACTTTTGTTCATGATGATGGAAGCATCACTCCAAACACCTCCGTATTTTGCAAGTATGTTCAAACGAATCATATCAGACTTTCTTTGATGTGTTGTGGCAAATTTATATTTATCAAAAGAAATATCTGGTAAATATTTTGATAAATTCTTATCATTTAGTATATTAATTTCATATGTGGGATTATGTTGCTTCCAAGTAGCTATACATTTTTGTATTATGTCTGGTAATTTCTCTTCATGCCAATATGTCCAAATAATTTTTGGTATTTCTTGTTGCAGTGTAAAACCTTCAAACTTTTTGAGATATTCTATCAGATGATATACAAATATGCTTAATATTGCGACACTTGTTATTGCAATTAAAAGCAGCCATTTCATTTATTATATCTTATATAAAAATATTATGCAGTATGGATAAAATTAAAATGTAAGAAGCTTGAATTTTTAGAGATGTATCATAAGATCATAATTTTGTAATGTTATATTATTTCCTTTTTTGGAAATTTAATATATATATCTATTTATAGGTATATATGTCCGCTACAAATATACCTATGACTGCTTTAGACCCTGCGTTATTTGGAATATTTGATAATGCTCGCCAGAATGCTAATATTGTAGACCATACAAGACACATTGGAGAAAATATGATAAATTCATCAGCAAGAGAATTTGGAAGAGTTAATGATAATATTGAAAGAAATGCTATTAATACGAATCAATTATTAGGAAAAGCAGAATCAAGTATAAAAGATACTATTAATGATACATCCACAGTTAATTTAGCTGCAACAGAAAGAACAGGTGCTACAAATATATCAAGTTTATACCAAGGAAACACTGCTTTATTAAATTCTATTGAGAGAAACGGTGCAGCAAACAGCATTGCATCAGAAAAAGTAGGCGCTGCAATGTTATCAGGACTTGCTGACAGAAGTGCTATTATTAGAGAAGGCGTTGAAAGAAATGCTAATTATATAAATTCTGCAATTGAAAGAACCAACGCATTAAATCTTACAGCAATTGAAAGAAATGGTGCTACTGCACATAGTGCTATAGAAAGAATGGGAGGAGTAAATCTTGCAGCTGTTCAAAATTTAGCAACAAATATGGAAAGAAATAACGGTGATGCTAAATTATTTTCAGCAAATCACTTTAATCAAGTTGAAAAACAAGCAGGAGATTATTTTGCAAATACTCAGCGTAATTTTGGTTTAATGGATAATAATCTTCTTAAAGTTGAAAATAGTTTGGGGCGCTTATCAGACCAACACTTTGCTGCTTCGCAAATTGAAATGTTGAAAACAGCAGCTATGTTAGATAAGAATATTGATAAGAATGGAACTGAATTATACAAGCAAGGTGCTGAAAATTTTGCAAAAACACAATTAGATATGGCAAAATTAGAATTTTCAATTGCAAAGCAAGCGGCTGAAAATTATGCTAATCTTCAAATTGAAAATGCTAAAAATCGTCTTGGATTAGAACAAAAAATTACTGAAACTGGAAATGATATCAAGATGAAAGTAATGAAAGAAAGTGAATCTTTTAAAGCTCTTTTTAATGAACGTAGTATAGATTATTTACGTGATAATTTGCAAAATGAAAAGATTATCCATGCCATGGACCATCATTATGGACATCACGGACATCATCATGATTACTACGGACATCACGGACATCGCGGACATCATCGTAGATTGTATTATGAGGATGGTCCAAATGTTGTATATGATTACAGAAACAATTATAATAATAATGATGATAGAAGAGGTCGTAGAAATGATTCACCTGTGCGTAATAGAGATTAGCAATTAACAACATTATCATCATCAAAATGGAAATCAAACAAACATAATTATTGTTCACCTAATATCATATTAACAACATATACATCAAATTTCATATATAATACATCAAATTTCATATATAATTATTCATCCAATATATATAATTATTCATCCAATATATATGATTATTCATCCAATATATATGATTATTCCTCAAATATATATGATTATTCCTCCAATATAT